TGATTTTATTGGATAGAGTATTTCTTGTTTTGTTGATGACACCATTGATCACTGTGTCAACTTTACGACCCACTTCTTCAATCTTATTATTCGTCATAGTCGTGTTAAAATTGAAAACAACTCCATACTCACGAGCTTCCTTTATCTTGTCTATGACAACTCGTTTCTTACTATTGATATCACCCCTTTTCGCAACTTCTTTGTTTATAGACGCCTTAATATTCGATAGGGATACATTAGAATTTTTAAACTGCTGAATGAATGTAGACTTGTTAATTTTCAAAGGTTCCAAATATTGTTCCAATTCATCAAGATTTTTAGAACGTTTCGTATTCTTCACTCTTTGTATTTCTGTATTGATTTCTTTGCGAAGTACATTTAGATTGGTACTGTTGACATTGACTTGCTTGATGAATGCATTCTTTTTGTTTTGTGGAAGAGTTTTATTTTGATTGAGGTAGTTTTTCACTTCACGTCTACGTTCAGTCAGGAGTTCTAGCTTACTTTTCTTCTCAGTGGCTTTCTTGTTCGCACCAGCGGTGTTGATAACATTACGAAGTTGTACCATCTTTTCAACATTCTGGAGTTTTTCGATGTTGGGAGAATAGTTTATGTTCAAAGATTTCGCTTTTTCATAGAGCTTCTTCTTACCCCCATCAATCATGCGTACCTTAGCGGCATTGACGTCAGCATTTGTTCCAATTTTGAAAATAGTCGCTTTTATGTCAGCATCGAGATTCATTTCACGAGCAATGTTGGACAGTGCCTTAATTTTCTGTGCAAATACACCTCCCGTCTTCGCAGTGCCAGCAGTTATGATCCTCTTTTCGAGGTTCTCCACCGCCGGCATGAGACGAAGTTTCGAAATGCTATTTGAGAAATTGTTATAGACATTCAATTGTTTCGCAAGTGTTGTGAGACGTTCCTTTTCTGTACCAATTTTACCCACATTTCTCGTAATTTTAAGATTTTTAGCTTCGGTCACTAGTTTGTTGATATTCTTGTTTCCATTGTTAAACCGGGACATGATTGAATTTTTATTTTGAGCATTGATATTGAGTTCATCGAGGCGCTTCACGAGACGTATTCTCATATTCTCAGCACCACCACGAGCGACTTCACTCTCTTTGACCTTGGCTTCACGCTTCAATACATTAATACTTTCTCCCTTATTGAAACGTGTAAGAAACTTATTTTTGTTTGTCTGATTAATATTTAATGGTGTGAGGAAGGTGAGAAGATTTTGTTTGATGAGTGATTCCTTTTCTTTTTTCCTTTGTTCGAAAAGTTGAGTGGCTCGATTTTTCAGAGAGTTCAAATTGGTTTCATTGTCAATGCTATTTTGGAGACTTTTCTTGTCTTCATCGGAAAGTTTTACATTAATAATCATAGTCATAAACTTTTGTTTTTGACTGGTAATGTAGTCGGTACGTTTGGTTTCATTATTCTTCTTAGCCTCCTCTATAAGTGTTTGTATATTCACACCTTCAGCTTTCGATCTCGACTTGAATAACAATTTACTCGAATTGTTAATATACGGGAGTGTCGCCAAGATTATATTCATCTTTTGTTCATTCGTCCTCACAATATTATTCATTTCATCTGATTTGAGTTGCGCTTCAGCTTCTAACTGTTCCAAACTATCACTTACCATGCGGTTGATAAAAGTCTGTCGATTCACATTTGAGAGTGACATCTTACCAATCTTTGACAGGAATTCACTCTCAAGTTCGCGATACTTTATGGCTTCATCTATGACACTTTGACGATTCACACCACCCACTCCCAATTTATTGACAAATGGTTTCTCTCTTTTCAAACCAATCTTCCTGATTCGATTGGTCGCTATATTGAGCTTGATGTTCGTCTCCACAATTGGTGCTTTAGGGACATTGGGTGCATTAGGGACCTTGGGTGCATTCGGGACCTTGGGTGCATTAGGGACATTGGGTGCATTCGGGACCTTGGGTGCATTAGGGACCTTGGGTGCATTAGGGACCTTGGGTGCATTCGGGACCTTGGGTGCATTAGGGACCTTGGGTGCATTCGGGACCTTGGGTGCATTAGGGACCTTGGCCTCCGGTCCCTCAAACACGGTACCTCCTGCATTTACATAGTACCCCGTGCCCTGATTTCCAGTTTTGAATGCGTATCCCTTCTTGGCACCCTTAAAGGTACTCGATGGTATAAAGTTTCGTTTAGGTCCGAATAAGCTCTCGAGAAAAGATGTCTTAGGTTTTTTAACGGCACTCACCCGGCCATTAAGAAATTTTGGCTTTTGACCTCTCACGAACAAACCACCCTTAGGGAAATTTACACGAGTAGTACGTGTATTGTTCGCCACTACTGTTGTGTTGTTGAACCTGTTCACGTTGTTCGTCTTCGCTGCTGTGTTGTTGAACCTGTTCACGTTGTTCGTCCTCACTGCTGTGTTATTGAACCTGTTCACGTTGTTCGTCCTCACTGCTGTGTTAGCGTTATTGTTCGTCACTACTGTGTTAGCGTTATTGTTCGTCACTGCTGTGTTATTGAACCTGTTCACGTTGTTCGTCCTCACTGCTGTGTTAGTGTTATTGTTCGTCACTGCTGTGTTGTTGAACCTGTTCACTGCTGTGTTAGCGTTATTGTTCACCACTGCTGTGTTGTTGAACTGGTCCTTCTTGACTGGAGGAACATACTTCTTTCCAATCTTTACAGGTTCATGAATTTTCATGAACCTCAGACGCTTACCGATAGAATCGATCATTTGACTCTTCGTCATCTGGTCAAGTTGTTTGAGACCAACCTTTCGCGCGACCCTCTTAATATCGACACGCTTAGACGACGAATCAAAGAGTATCTCATAATCCGTGGGTCTGAGTGGTGACTTCTTATCGACGAGGTACGTCTTGTTTGAGCTCATAATCAAAGGTGGGAGGGGTAACTTCCCTGCCTTGATATCGTCATAGACTTGGCATGTTTGTTCTTTTGTCAGTTTAATACTGTGTCCTGTGTTCATCTTGATGAGTTTTCTCAGGATGTCAAGATCTGCGTCTGGATCGCAAACCTCAATCATATATAGTAAACTGATAAAAAAAGTGTTATGTCGAATATCCAATTGTATACAATCGTAACTTCTCTTCGTATTCCATGCTGAAATCAAATATATCGGTGCATCCTATATTAATCTCTATCACATCTACAGGTGTTTTGAAGGTCTCACGATTTGATAATGCTGAACGAATGAGTATATCCACAAATTGTTTGGGATTATCAATACTTTCTCGATATATTTTGTCCATTTTAATTCTAATACACGTAACTTCGTGTGGTTTCTTATCTAAAAATGGTGTGAGTGGAAATTCTTCCTTCATCCCACCATCCACGTATGTATTTCCTTCGTAGTTCCCACACGCAAATATGAAAGGCACCGCCATGCTCATACATACAGCATCAATCACCTTCATAGTGGGGTGTGTATCTCGTGAAAAATAGACAGTCTCAGTGGTGTTCAGACAATACGCTGAAATATATATTTTAGTTTCTAATTCTTCAAAGGTTGGATCACAACCACATATGTCCACCAACTTTTTACGAATAGGGCCCATATCAACAAAACCAAATTTGTTAAAAAATGACCCTATGCGTATTTTAACAAAATTGGGGATATTTAATGATAAAGATATATCCAAGATTTCATCTATGGACATCCCCATTGCCAAAAACAATGCCAAAATTGCACCCGCTGAAGATCCAGATATTTCTTTCACATCTGCAAGTGAAGATTCACGTGTCTTTAAAGCACCAATGAGTGAAAATATTCCCATAGACGCTGGTCCAAGTACCAGATACTTCATCTTCTTACTTAATAGAACTGAGGAAATTGGCGACGCAAAAGCGCAAACACAACCGCAAACACAACCGCATGTGTCACAACAGCGGGGAGACTGGTCTGCCCGGAGCGGACGACACCACCCGACCCTGGGGGGAGAGTGAGCAACAGACCGGGGCTGAGAGCCAAGAAGAGGGTGGTGGTCACGAGAAGGTCGGTCTTGGTCAACACGATACCCATAGCCTTGGCGATGAGACTGTACACGAGAAAGAACACGAGCGCGTGGAAGAACACGGCGGGTGGAGCAGTTTTGCGGTTCATGAACTTGACGTTCTTGCCCGCGGTGGTCACGAGAACACCGGGGCTGAGCGCAAGAAAAAGAGCGGCGGGTATGGCAACTTTCTGGGAAGTGATATCGGGGAGCATTTAATATACGTCTATATATTTTTCCATGAACTCTGTAAAATGATAAAATGTGGCACCCCGCATAATCTCCTCGTGTAGTTCGTTATTATTGATGATTCGCCTGATATTTTTCCATATATGGTACAAATGTTCATCAAACCATCGTCCTTGTTCACGATAAGGGTCGTGTTCCTCGTAACAAAACGCAACAAAGTCACAGAATTCCCCTGAATGTTCGATGTGTGCATCGTAAAGGAGTGTCCTGATGGTATTCCACATCGCATGTAATTCTTCTGAGTATTCGACTTCCCAGTCTTCGATATTCAGAGGAGTGTATTCATTAAATTCATCGTCGTCACTCACATCGGCATCAAGGCCGTTGTTCGCTTCGTATACGTATTGGCTCCAGACCATGTTTAGTTACTTATCTTCTTTTTCGGGCTTATCCTTTATACCACTTAGGGAGATTGAAGTGGATTCTCTCGTTTTAAGTCCATCTTTGATGGCATTTAGGGCTCCTTCGACCTTAGTTTCGTCTCCACCGAAGAATGTCATTAGACCTTCCTTGATGGCATCTTTACTCATACCAGACTTCCTGACTGATTTACGTATGCTGATTTTACCCTTCCTGAGGTTAATCGTATCGATACCTTGTTCGACCATATGCTTTTTTACCTTTTCCTTGAGACGTTTTTCCTCCTGAGTGAGAACCTTGATATCAGATTTCGCCTCGGTTAATTGTTTTGTGAGCTCTACCAGTTTAGATACATTCTCGGAGAGATCAGGTGCAACAGATGACATGGTTATTATTAAATACTAGAACTAAATCTTTAAGCGCAAAGTCCACGCTGCATGAGGTCAGGGACGATGGTGGAGTTGTTCCACACGAATGGCGCCTTGGGGTTGGGGGGGTCCTTGCGGATCTGCTGGTTAGCATTACGGAGGGCACCACCGACAGTCTCGGGGAAACCAATCTGCTTACGGGGTTCAAGGAAGTTCTGTCCCTTGAGGATGTCCTCTGGGGCAAACTGACCGAAATCTTCCGCCGAGGCAACCTCACGAGGGAGCAGGGAGGACGCGAGACCGGTACCCTTGTTCATACCACCACATATAGTGTCTACTGGGCCAGCCGAAGGGCCAGCCGAAGGGCCAGCGGAGGGTGCCATGCCGAAAGGTGTGTATTCACGCTCGACGATGGTGTAGCTTGACTTGTTGTTCATGGAAAAAAGGATGAAGATCAATGCAGCGACGGCGACCAACATGAAGATGTTCTGTGTACGACCCTTCATTATCTTTTATATACTGTTAACAAATTTTTTTATTCTTCCTCCTCGTCGACAAATGCATACTGGTCTGGGTATACATCTAGGATAGGATCTGGATGAACCTTGACCTGGACAATATTCCAGGTTGGGCCAAATGCCTTCTTGGCGAACCAAAGTCCGGCAAATTCGAGAATGACATTACAGTTTTTCCCTGGCTGAAGGGTCTCAAAGTCGACGAGCTCCTGCTGCGCGTTGTATACCTTGGTGACCTCGAGACGATCGCATGTCATCATACCACCCTCAAGGTTTGAAGTGTAGGCACCCTTGACGACACCTTCTGAAAGCTTCTTACCAAACCAGGTCTCACAATTCTCAAGGGCCGCCTCCAGGTTCTGAGTATCGATACCCTCAACCTTCTTGGTGTTCGCCTCTGATACGATATCAATCACGATCTCGCCTGAGACGTCGGCAACCTTCACCTTGTTTAGTTGAACAAAACACTTACGCTTTTCGTCGTTGAGAGCCTTTACGAAATAGAGGCCATCTTCACCTTTGGCTGGAGCGTTGTAGAACATTTATGTCTATATTAGGTTTCATTTCTTTAACCCAACAAACGGGATATTCGCAGCCTTATTGAGTAGCATTTTTGGTACCCACTGGTTTCTCCTGGGGTTATACCCATAGAGTGTTTTGGAGGTGTTCATATTCTTAGGGAGTGTTTTGGCATTTTCTGGGCGTAGTGAATATTCATTCTTCACATAGGCTGCGTTTGTGACATTCTTCCACTTGAGATTCTTTACGTTAAAACGTTTGTTTCCTGAAGATTTCTTGTATCCCTCTACATTGGTGTTTTTCACTACAGTTTTGAGACCATGTACGATTTGTTTGGACAGTTTATCACTCGATGGTTTAGTCGTGAAGTTTTTGTACTTCCCTGGCTCAACTTTCATGGCTTTGCTTATGGAAATATTTACTGGCTGTGTGGGTACTCTCTTCTTTGTGATAATCTTGGGAGATACCTTCTTGAAAACGTCATCCATGGAATTAGACGCCTTGATGCGTTTATCGAAAAGCTGCGCCAATCGGACAAGTCTCTGCCTATCCTTTTCCTTCTTCTCTGGGCGAAGATTGAGTTTCTGCATCAAATAGATATCCTCAATAAGAAATTCCTTACTCGCTACAAGTATACGCTTATCATTTATCAATTTTCCAGTGTCTACATTACGGTATGTGATACCCCTCTTTTTCGTGAGTGCCACTTCATATCCAAACTCCTTGGGGCGCATAAAAGGGATGTCAAGAATGCCACCCATATTGAAGTCCTCAATCTTGTTAGATTTTGGTGAGAAAAGTCGCATATTTAAATCGAGTGCAAAAAGTTCTACATCGATGAAGATGTCACCCTTACCAGGTCGATTGTTATTGGAAGTC